CGATTAGGAGCCACACTTGTTTTAATTTTAGCAACAGCAGCAGCATCTGCTTTAAGAGTAGCAAGGCCATCTATTGTTGTAATTTTGTCAAGACCAGGAGTATTAGCATCTAATCCCTGACGCACCATTGACATAACAAGGTCTTTGCTCATACCAGGATATTTGTTGATAATAGAGTTAAAGTTTACATATGTCTGTGCTGACAGTGAGCCCATCTGGACTGCCATTAAACGCTGTGCTGGTGTAAGAGTTTCTGCCATTAATTGGCTTCCATCTCGTTGTACGCCTCAACCATCATCATCAATTGACGTGATTCTGGATTTGCTGCAGCCATAGCGCGAACGAAGATGGAATCTGGATTTGGTGCACTTGCAGGAAGTGGTTGAGTTTCACTTCCACGACCAGGACCATATTGAGCACCATCTGAAAGAGGAACACCATCACGACCAGAGCCAGGTGCAAAGGCATTAACTGCAGGAACTGCAGAAATAGGTGATGGCATTTGTGCATTAATCTGTGGCGTAGGAACATTTGTAGGTGCTCCACCAGCAATAGATGTTAAATCAGCACGTGAACGGTATGGTCCACCAGAAGCATTTTGCATCTTTGCATCGCGTTGTACACGTGCTACACGCTCAGAGAGGTTTTTATCAGTGCGAGAAGCGTTTGCTCCTACACCTGAGACTTTTTCAGTAATAGCCATTAGTCTTCATCCTCATCCATGTGTTTTCTAACATCATCTAACGTTGGAGTTGATTGCATCCAGTCAGGATATGTTTGCTTTGCAGAAAGAATATACAAAGCATTATCAACTGTAAATCCTGCTCTACGCAAAGACTTATAAAATTCGTGTAACTCAATGGCATACTGGTCTAGTTTTGAGTAGTCATCTTCAACCACTTGCTTCTTCCTTGTAGCCATTTATCCCCCTAGGCCTGCTAACATTGTTTGTAAATCTGCTGGTGCTCCCTGTTGTTGAGGGGCTCCGCCAGAAGGTTGTCCAGGAGCCGCTGGGGACGGGGGCGCTTGCTCTACTGGGCCTTGTGTGCCTGGCGGAGCCATCTCTGGCTGAGTTGGTTGTTGAGGTGCTTCCACCTTAAACACTGCCAACGCAGCAGCCTCTATGCTCTCCCCTTTACGACGACGTTCAATAACGTCGGCAATATTCTGGATTAACTTAGATGGGTCCTGACCTTGTGCAACCATTGCAGGAATCGCTTGTGCGCTTGCAGTGATTGATGCTGTAAGGTTCTCGCGCATCTTTTCAATCTCAATGCGTTGTTCTTCCATAGTAACGTTAACGCTCCATGGTAATTCACGACGAATGAAATCTTTTGATACTAAATCTGCACCTAATGCTTGTAAAGAAAAAATGAGGGCGCGTGAAGGGTCTAATCCAGCCATCAAGCCATATCGGACTTCTACCGAAGTATCGCCCTTAATGTCCTTGCCTGGCATGTACTTTAACTCGTACGGCGTACCTTGCGCTGTACCCTTAACATTTTTTTCTTTATTGAAAAGGATTTCGTCCATTTCAAAACACATCTTAATGACATCTTCCAACACCTCAGCAATGACTGTTTGACCAGCCTTAATCTGAGAGTCGAAAGCGCCAAGAAGTGCCTGAACACCTTGACCAGTGATAACACTTGCGTCAATGTTTCCAGTTCTACCCTCAGGATATCGAGCACCAAGTCTTAATTCTGATTGGAGTGCTGATTGCTCCTGGAAAGTAGCAGTGGGAATATCCAAACGGACACGCCCCACACCATTAGGATTTGTAGTACGGATGATTGCATCTGGGCCCATAGGCATATCAAGTACATCATCAGGTACTACAAGTGGAGCCTGGATTGACTTTTCAGCCGCTTCCATGGCTAGGTTTGCAAAACGAGCACGGGCAAGTTGTACGAATACAACGTCGTCAAACTGTCCGCGAGGTTTTCCGTCCAATGAAGGACGTTCTGCAATTACTACGGTCATCTTACCCATAGGATTTTTTGCAGATGATAAAATTAAATCTTTGCGTGATGGAACATACAGTACAATTGTGTCTTTATCCATATAGCGGATAAGTTCAACTTCTTGGTTCATGTTTTGATTAAAACCAAATTGACCTAGAATTGCACCAGCATATTCAGGGAACTCATTTGCTAGTTCACCAATTGTCTTGTTGTAACGCTTTGCGTAGCAAACAAGTCGACCAAAACGGTCACGTTCATAGTAGACACCAGTTGGGTCTTCAACTCGAATACGAGGAAGGTCTACATCCCAATCTGGTTCTACGTGAATAGGCAAGAAGCCATAAGAAAAATACTGGTCTGAACCTGGATACATCTGTGTCTGTAGACGAGAGTGATAAACATAATTGTTAGCAATCATGCTGCGCTTGTCCGCAAAGGTACGAGCACGGTCAGATGTTACGTTAGTTGTAGAGCAGTTAATCGAAGGAAGTGGTGCAAGTACTTCTGCTAAGTCGCGTGCTGCAACGTCGATAAAGTTTGCAACCATGGCATGAGGCATACCGTCTGGAAACATGTCGGGAAATATCTCGACCATCTTTCCAGCACGCACGAGGCTGATGTTGGCCATTTTTGTATCGCGCTCTGCAGCACGATGTTTCATAGCCTCCACGCGACGCGCGATGAGTTTAATGTCTGCCATTGTTATCCTAACGATTGGTTAAAAAAATTACTTAGCGCCCATGCCTTTACCGCCACCAGATTTTGGTGCTTTAGACCCATAAGAAGAAACAATTGAATTCTGCTGGGACTTGGCTACTGAACTCTTCTTTGCTGCAACGATACGGTTAGCACCGTACATGCGCTTTACACCTTCAACGTATGTTGCAGATGCTTTTCCTGAGCCAACCTTCTTAAGTGCTGCTGTCATACCATCAGTCTTAATCTTATTGATTGTTGCCTGAGATACTGTCATCTTTGTCAATGATGGCTTTGATGCGTATGCTGCTGCATCTGCCTTCTTTGTCTTTGCTACTGATTGACTACGGGCTGCTGCTGAGCGCGCTGAGTCTGCTGATTTTGCTGCCATTTCTTTTTCCTATTCGTATTGAGCAAACTCGTAGTCGTTTAGATTTACAACGTAACGAGTGCTTTGTTGTTTAGCCGTAGCCCACTTGTTTGGGATATGGCTTTGGGACATACGTGTACTTCCGATTACCTCGCGCGCACGTAATTCACAGAACCAGAGTGCCATTACGCAGTCTGTTTTACCTTTAGTATCTGGCTTCCACGTTATCAATTGTTGGATTAAAGCCTTGATACCTTCTGAACCTTCTTGAGAAGGCAATTCCATTAGGTTGTCATCTTGATGTACATTGGTACGCATAGTCCCGAATAGTCCAGACATAGCGGCCACACCAAATGCTGTATCCCATTTGTTCTTGCCTGTGAACTGGCTAGAGAATCTAACACCAGCAGAGGCAAGGAACTGACGCAAGTTATCATCTAAGGCGTATGCCTTCTGATGTGCGTTAGTTTCAATACGTAGTTCATTAGGATGATACTTGTGAACCCAGTCCTCAATTAACTTTTGAATCTTCTGAGGGGTAGGCTCATGCATGTTTTCTACATCAAGGATGTAGCGTTTTCTAGTTTGACGGTCAACCGTCATAATAACAGCAGCGGTATTACCAGCCATCGCGGGGTCTAAGCCCATAATGGTGTACCACTGACCTTGCGTTTCTGGATGACCAGGTGTGCCAGGCTTTAGAACCCCGCGTTTGCGCATCCTGTTGATTGAACCTTGGACACACGCAGGGGGGAAAATAGAATCTTCTTGGACATCCTGCTGCTGATAAACAAGTGCCCAAGCAGAAGGAGAGACTTCTGAGCGTCTGCGAAACAGTGCTGGCCCGTTCCATTTTGGATAAAGACCGAATTCATCTGGTAGGACGTCATCATCTGAACCTTCCCATGGTATGTTTGACTTAGGCCAGAGTGTAACCCATTTCTCAGGGTCATCACTAAATTCTAATACTGCTGGCATTGAGAAGTAAGTGAACGGAGTCTTGCCACCAGTCCAATGCTCAGGGTTTCTAATCTCACGATATAAATCATTTGAGGCAATACGTGTGCCTACAATGAGCAACTTGCCAGAATCACCAAGTCTAGTTACAACATCTCGCTGTAACCACAGCATTTGCTTTTCCCACTCATGAGCGTTAGACGTAGTAACAACGTCGTCAAGAATGATAAGGTTAGAACGAGCACCAGTG